GTTTTGTTTTAGCATGATGTACTACAGTCCACATTGATTTAAGTTCCCAAGGCATATCAGCTAGAAAATTAGTATGACTAACTTCAATTCCGTGTTGAACTTCTCGTGTCCATTGTTCACTAAATGTTCGATATCCTTGATCGTATCCTAATCCTCTATGTCCAAATCGTAATGGTAAATGCGGAATGACTGCTTCAACTTGTGCTTGTAAGAAGTCAGGAAATAAATCGTCAAAAATTAAAATATTATTTTTGTTCATTATTGTTCCAATTTGAGTCCCAAGCATCTTCAAAGATTGGGTGAAGTACTTTACGTTCTTTCATAAACGGTGTAGCTTCTCCACTAAAAATATAACCTATAGTAACACGTGGGCTTATTTCTTTTGGAGGTAATCCTTGATGTATATATTTGCTAGGAAATATAACCATTCTATTTTCTTTAAAAGGAACAGAATGAAATTTATATGAATCTAGATCGCCTTGATGATTTGCATAATCATCGTCATACCATGTAGCATCTTTTGATCTGAAGCCCCCACTTTTCCGAGCCATGTCTTTTGTTCGTTGTAATTCAGCATCTACTTCTGCTTCTGTAACTCTTCCTTTAGTTACACCATGAGATAGTTCTGCTAATTTAGGATTTAAATGTTCAGGATTGTTAGACCAAAATTCCATTCCAGTATCACCATGTAAAAGATAAACCATAGTATATGCAGGTGCATTGGTCGTAACATCGACGTGTAGTCCGCCAGCGTGTTTTTTAGTTGTTAAATTTACTTGTATTTGATTGCATTGAAGATTGCATACATTAGGAGCAATAAGTTTTCTATTTTCATTTAATACTAACCATATAGCCCATAATTCCCAAGGAGCCTCTTGCGGATCAGTACCAACTGAGTCACCCCATTGTTCACTCCAGAATTGATAACCTTGATAAGGACCTAGTCCTCTATGACCGAATCTTAATGGAAAGTTTAATATTGTTTCTTTAGCTTGTTTGTGGAGCCAGTCCGGAACAATGTCGTCTATAACATAAACATTTTTTGATTCAAAGGTCGCCGTCTTGTCTGTTTTCGGAGTCGTTGATGTTAAACTTTCCTCCTGGATATCTTGATTCGAGTTTTTTGACATTTTCTTCAATTACCTCATTAGGATCAAGCCCAAGAGAGCGACAAGCACTAGACCAATACCACATAATATCACCAAGTTCTCGCTTGAGATGAAATACAGTTTCATCGTTAAGTGGTTTACCTTGGAACAAGCATTTTTTAACAATTTCACTAAATTCTCCTCCTTCACTTGACAATCCAATAGATGCAGTTAATAACAATGGAATGTTAACACCTGTTGCATTTTCTAATTCTTGTACTCGTCCAAAAAATGCACCAGACTTGTTACTTTCTACTGATGTAACTTTTTCAACGAATTCTTCATATCGTTTTAAATCCAACATAAGCACCTTTGGGAGATCGTACCCACCCATTTTAAATAATACTCTCTTGGTCCATATCGCCTAGATAAGCATTATCTGGGTCTTCTTTTTGCCAGGCTAAAATACCTTCAGCTTCTATTGTACGCAGAACAGCAACTTCTTCTTCATCTGGAAGTTCCATATTAAATCCTCTTGTCCAACGTCCATGTTCTACAAGTACCCAGTCACCTACTTCAAATTCATCTTTATTCTCGTGGCCTTTAGCATACACTTTACCCCAACGTGGTTTAACACCGTGTGACTTACCGTCGTCGGAAGGAAGTATAATTCCACCTTTAGTTACCATTTCGTCAAAGTTCATTTGACGAACAATTACTCGGTCATGTATTGGTCTAACGTGACCTTTGTAAACTGTGATAGCCCTTGGGGGCCCACCCATCAGTCCTAAATCCATTGTTAGTCACCTTTATTTACAAAGTTGCCATCAGCATCTTCAACCCAGTCTTGACCGCCTCGATCGTAGGGTTGCTCTTCAGTTTTAACTTCAACTGCTTCTGCTTCTTTAACTTTTGTTGTTTTAGAAACTTTAGCTTTAGCTTTAGTAGTTGCTTTTTTAGGTACTACTGTTGCTTCTTTTTCAACAACGTTAACTCCACGACCAGGAATTTCATCTGGAACTGCTTGTGGATGGTCTCTGTAATAGTCGGCCATGACTTCTTCACGCTTACGAACAATTTTGCCGCCAGGGCCTAATTCGTCACCGCGAGCATTAACACGAACGTTACCTACTGCTGGTGTCAATTCATTTTTTTGGCGTAACAAGTCCATATCAATTCTTTTACCTTGCATTGATACGTGTTGTTTACGACCGGTTTGTTTAACTGCCATTATGATCTCCTATTATGTACGTATTTATCTCATGAACTCATGCCAGTCTAGCTCATACTGGATTGAGTTAATTTTATGAATACCAATTAAGTATAGGATATAACTTGCTACACTAGATCCTCGTCCTACACCCCATACTATGTTATTTTCTCTCATTATGTCTACCAAATATATAAGAAATCTTAGTAAGTTAAGTAGTCCACGTTTTTCGTACTCAATATATTCTGCTTCAGTTCGCATCCATTCTTCTGTATCACCAATTTGTTCTTTGTCAAGTTCGTCTTGCAGTTGAGCATACATCCATTTATGTATATCTAAATCTTTATACTTGTCCGGCATAAACCATTGTGACTGTAAAGCGTCATCAAATTGTTTCTTATCGTACGAGAGTGGTTGGTATTCTTTTAATGGTAAAAAGTTAAAACCAAGTTCTTTAATAGATTTATTGTATAGATTGGCGTCACGATTAGGCTCTACTAATATCTTAGAGAGCTTATCACTATTTCCTTCGTAAATTAAATTTACAATATCTTGATTGGTGAATCGTGGTACACCGAGATCGTCTACTTTCATGTTTCTCATTTATAAAGTATTTTAACTGATATCAATCAGTTTGTCAAGACCTTTATTGTCATTATTCAGTCTTGCTTTAATTTGGCGTTCGCTGACTTCCAATTTATAGCTGTTGAGCAGTAATTGGATTTGGCTTTTTGCGTCGGGGTTTCGGGTTTGGAAAAATTTTTTAGTTAAATCTGAAATTTTAGCGTCTATTTCTTTTAAAGTGAGTTCTGAAACGTTTTGAGTAAATGGGTGTAGCATACCCTACCTATTAAGTAAATGTACCGACGTAATGAGCAAATACTGTAGTACCTTGATCTGAGCTCCAAACGTCAATCACTTCTGGATTTACATCATCTGCTACAGTAAATGGACTTGGAAATCCTGAGGAATATTTAATTGTTCCACCACCTTCTGTTGCCCAAGTAAGTGTTCTAGCAGTACTGTCACCAAGTGTGTTTAATATCATTACACGAATCTTAGCAACTTTATTAGTAACAGGCCAATCTGTAAAAGTTAGTGTTATATTGCCCCCTATAGTAAATGTTTGAAAATTACCATTTGCAAAACTAACATTTTGAGGAGCAACTATTGTTCCACCAGCATATAGTTTTTCTGTGTTACTGACAAGATTTCCGCCAGTAATGTCATTACCTAAAAAGTCATTGGTAGCATTTAATTTGGCTGTATTTGTCTGTAAGTCTTCGATCTCACTTTTAGCCGCAGTAAAGTTATTCTTTATAGTGCTAAAATTGTTACGAAAGCCTTGGCTATCATTATCCTGTCCTGCTATTGGATATGTAGCATCAATGCTGGTATTGTCGATATTACTTGCCATTTGTGTTCCTCTCTATTATTTATCGCCTTTAAACATTAAAGGCATAGTTCCCGAATGGTATATATTGTTCATAGCTATTTCCTTTTGTAGCATCTATTATATATCTATCAATTTCAAAGTCTAGTACCCTAAAATTGAAGGCGCTATTAGCGATATTTAATGCTATAGTGGCACTTTCTCCAGGCTTACAAAAACATAATGGAATAGCCGTTATGAATCCTAATTCTTGAACTGAAGTGCCCTGGGCCGTAGTCATCCATAATGGTAGGAAATCGCGTTCAGTAAGCCCAACTGTTTTTATATTTTCACGCATATTTGTTACATTACTGATATAGCGTTGAGTATTATATGCTTGGTCAATTCTTATAGCATCACTATCAGTTTTAACTGGAGTAAATTTAGGTCTAAATCTAAATGGGTCACTTGTTGTTGTAGCAATAGTTCCAGCTTGTATAATATTTCCATTTTGTAATTGTACAAGAATTGTCCCGTTTGCATCAAGTATTACTGTTCCATTATTTCTAGTAATAATTTCAAGATCGTTTCCAAATGCTACTACTTGAACTTTTTGTCCTATTGCATTTTCTATTTCAAATACTGCAACACCGGCACCTTCTTTAGAAACATCATCAAATGCTTCATAGTCAACACTATCTACAGTAATCTCTTGTCTAGTTTTGATAGTTAAAGAAGATCTAACTTTTGTTTCTGGTACCCCAGCCTGCGGTGGAAAATCATATGGATCAATTACTTCTAAATAAACTACTTCATATTGAACATCATTTGTTCCGGCTTTTTTAGCTACTGCTGTTTTAACTGAACCTAATTTAAATCGTTTTTTAGAATGATTCTGTCTTGATACTGCAACATATTCACGAACATCTTTAGTTTCAATTCCAGCATATATTAACATTTTAATTTGTTTTTGTAAACCAAATGCTGGATCATTAGGTCTATAAATTTTATCAGGAGTAAAAATATTAGGATCTCCGATAAAGTTATTATAAGTTGTACGCTGTGCCGGTTTTAAGAAAGGTTTAACAGATAAGTTACTGTAACTGATATTGTCAGGATCAGTAACTATAATATTATAGTTCTGTGATAAAACACTAAATCCAAAACGATCTCGTGCTTCAACCTCAAATACAAACTTGCGATCAACAGTAGTTGTAGAACCATCAAGTAATAGTAAATTATTATCAATCGTTGTTAAACCTTTAGTCCATTCACCTGAGACAGAATCTTGGTTTCTAAATTGATTTACTTTACCAACAATTTCTCCATTTGGATTTAATTTTAATCCTGGAGGTAATTCTCCGCTAATGATTCTATATAATACTTTACTACTAATTGATTGAGCAGTTATTTTTGCCGCTACGTTAAATGTACTAATAAAGTTTGCTTTAATAGTTCCTAGGTCTGGCATAGTTATCCATACAATAGAACTTTCAACCTCGCCTAATATTTTAACTGTAAATGTTTTTTGCTTTGCCGCTAATAATGTTGCTTGACTAGTAAAGCGTCTTGCTTCAACTGTAAATTTATATTCTTTAGTAACTGCTGGTTGATATGGAACTCGTCCTGCAATTTCTCCAGTACTAACATCTAATGCCATTCCTGGAGGTAACACACTAGGACTTGCATCGTCATTATATTGTTCTAAATAATATCCTAGTTCTCCAACAATAGTATTAGGATCAAATACATCTAAGTAAATTGTTACATAATTATTTGCTCGTTTATAACCAATGTCTGCTGGTGTTAACCAAACAGGCGTTCTAAGGAATGTATTATCAGCTGTAAATATTCCTGTACCAACTTGCATAACTGTATTATCTGCACGTAAGAAATCATCACCAACTAAGAATATTATAAATTTTCTTTTTACAACTGTATCACCGTCACTAACACTTACTTTAAATTCAAAAAATCTATTAAGTTTTTTTGGACTTCGTGTTGGAATAGATTTATCATACCCTGTGGTATCATAAAAGAAACTTTCATAACCATTAGCACTTCTTAATCCAAAGTCGAATGGAAAACTATCAAATTGTGTAGTATCATAAAAGCCGCTACCAGATCTAAGATCTAATGCTAAAATAGGATCAACAATTCCTATAAGTCTACCTTCTTCAGTTAATGTTATACCTGGAGGTAGTGTGCCATCTCCGTCAGCAATAAAATATTCAAGTTCATCTCCTGCTGGTAGATCCGGATCAATTGCAGAAAGTTGGAAATCAACAATACTGCTATCTATAATATAAAAAGAATTATTAGGTCCTATTGGAAGTTTACCTTCATTAGTTGTCCAGACCGGTTCATCAGGACCATTTACAATAATATTATATGTTCTATCAGCAATTCCAGAAGAATTTGTTGCACGTAATACAAATTCAAATGTAGTACTACGTTGTACTTCAAATGGTGTTCCTACAATTTGATTTTCTTCTAATCTCATTCCTGCAGGTAATTGTCCACTTATTAAACTTACAATACTTGTATTAAGTTGAATAGTTGTAATAGAACCTGCTTCTAAAAATATGTTTGGAGCAGTAGTGTATACATACGTCATAAATCCTTGAACAATTTCTTGCATAAACGTTTCTACTGTATGTCCTGTTCCAGTTTTGTAATGTGTTACTCGCCCACCTAAGTAGCTATAGTAGTATGTTTGATTTGTTCCGTAAAATACTCCGCCTGCATCTGGAATTATACCACCTGTGTATCCTTGACTTTTTGCTAAAACAAATGTTGAGTCTTGTGCAGATAAAAATGTTACACTATTAGCAAGACCACCACCGTATGGAATAACAGTATCATTTTCTCCATGAATTGTTAACCATCTTTTATCTTGTAATGGAATTGTAGCTGTATTATAATCAGTAGCATCAGGTCCAGTTTGTGTTGCCGGAGCGAAAAATGTATCGTTACGATATTGTGGATCAAATAATTGTGAACCAATAGTTACATATGAATAGATATCTACGTCGCCAATTTCAATAAATGCTCTGTTCACTAATCCTGCACCAGTATCAAATCCAACAAATTTTATTCTGTTGTCATCAACATTATTAAATCCTTTTAATGCTGTAATTAAATCTTTAAGCATATCAATATCAGGTGCTTTAGATGTTTCAGTTGCAACATTCCATGTATTGTTATATCCTGTTGGAGCAACTAAAATATGATCACCTAAATAGTTTTCCCAAGTAGTAATTTCATTACTACCTGTTCCACTATCTCCATGTAGCAATATAGCTACTGGTACTTTTTTATTTGTGAGAGCAGGAATAGTAGGAACTCTTATAGATACAGGATATGTATATCCACCAGGTTCTTGTGACCAAGTTTTAGTTATATCTATGTCTGTTGAATTTGTTAGTGTAGGTAAGGGGTCGCTACTTAACGCGGTTGATTCAGGGTTAAATAATCCCCCAAGATCAGCACTAGAAGGGTCTAAAGGTAGAATAACTGTTGTAGTTAATCTTTCCTCTAAAGTTGCTAGTGTATGTCCTGATAGTTGTGTCCAAACAGGTAAATTTGCCATATGCTTTATATCCTACTTCTTACAGTATTTATCGGATATTATGCATACTTGGTCAAGTTACGTTCGAACTCGTGTAGACGCTTCCATATACTGCGAAGCTCTGTAATAGTGGTCCAGTTTTCTAAAAATAAAGCAAAGCCCCCATGAACCTTTTGGAAAGCATTTGATACTTGTACTACTACACCTAATAATATAGCACCTGTAAATAAGCTAGGTCCTACAATTAAATATGGTACAATAATCATAAATTGATCGTAAGTAATACGCCAAGTGTCAAAGTAGCCATAATGCATATAAAGTCTGTGATAGTTAAATCGTATACCAGTAAATAAACTCCATAGTGTTTCTGGTTGTGCGTAATTGGCTTTATCGTCTTCACCTAGTACTAAATCTTTTCTAAATGCGGCTTCTACCTTTTGATTATTATATTCTAGTCCTGGAAGTTTCCACCCAACAAACCATGAAATAACAATACCACCTAATGATACAACTAAAGCGGTCCATACTAAAGAACCTGGAATATCACTAAACCATGGAATTGTAACTGCATCACTTAATGCCCATAATACAGGAATAAAAGCTACCAACGTCATTATAGCTCGTACAACTTGTAATCCTAAACCTTCTACAATACGAGCAAATCTATTACAATCTTCTTGAATACGCTGACTAGCACCTTCTATTTCAGTTTTAACATTACGCCATCGTGGAATGTAATCAAATGTAATTGCTTCACGCCACCGCAATCCATATAGACGGGTAAACCATCCTGTTGCAACTGCTAATAATACGTAGGGAAATGCTAAAACGGCAAATGAGGGTTCGCCTTGTAATCCACTAGTCCAGTATTCGAAACTAATTAATTTATTGTAAAATAATGCTGTACCTACGTCAGCTTTATCTTTATAATCGCCTGCTTGTTGTAATAAGTTATAAAATCCACCGTACCATGTGTTTATGGCTACAGTTATTTGTACTTGAATCCATAAAGATGCAATAAGTAAGGCACCACCGCCCCAGGCCCACAAAGCCCATTTTCGACTTTTGTAGTATGCGCCGATCATAATCTATAACGTCTTAAACGCTACGCTGATGTTTGGTTGATGGACCAACTATGTATGGATAAACCGGTTGAAGGTTTGAATCCACTGACAAGTAATATGCCCATGTTCCGTTTGGATAGTCAGGAGTTTTGTTGTATCGACCGTTGTATGCATCTAAATGACCAGTACCTACTTGGTATTCATGATCATTAACAAATGTACCAGCCGCTTTTTCACCATAAGTGTAACCACGTCCAGTTGGTTCTGTAGTATAGTATTGATATGATGAAGTCATTCTAGTAACTGCGGTTCCTAATTCTGCATTAGGATCTACGTATGAATATGGTCCGTAAATTGGATATCCGTCAAAACAATATCCAAGTATCTTACTATGTCCATCTGCGTGTCTAAAGTTATCACTACTGTAATTAGTTCCCGTGTAATAAGTTGGCGTCGGAGTTGACGCTGTTAACATAGCGGCATCCCAAGATGGATTTGATTCTGCTGAACCTGTTGGTAAAAACATAAACATTCCAGACATATAATGATATTGTCCGTTAGTTTCTGGCCATCCACCTGCATCGTCGCCACCAAAGTTTGATCTAAATGCTACTGCATTATATTCAAAGCCATCGCCTGGTGCATCTGTTACAGGATCAAGTCCTGGTGGAACAGTTGTTGGACCTACTGAAGGATTAAAAAATATAACACCGTTAGACATAATACCCATTGGTGTTAAAGGAACTGTTACCTGTGCATTAGTAGTATTTTCTCCACCGCGATATACAATAGAATAATTATAAGATTGTGCAATCGCAGTATTTACGTTTGGCGAAAAATCATTATTTCCGAATGCATTTCCGAATGCCGCCGGATTAGGTAAACCATTTGATGTAATTGTTAATGTTGCCATATCTCTTTCCTTACGCTATTGTCCCTGCATCAAATACTCTTGGATCTGGTGTAAACATACTACCAAAGTCAATATCAGTTTGATAAATTATCCAATCAACTACACTTGTAATTACATTACTAAGAGTACCAAAGTTAAAACCAGCTGTATTAGGAGCAATTAATCTAATGTCTACTCCGTATACTAATCCAGTTAAGTTTCCTTGGAAAGCACCTGCAAAAGTACTTGCTGTTAATGTGCCACCATTAATAAGATTATTTCCGTTTGCATCTAGGTTTCCTCCTAATACAGGAGTAGTATCAGTAGATAGTTCAGTAGTTGAATTAATTGTTAAATTATCACCAGCAATACTTGTACCAATACCAGTTCCTCCAAATATATTTAATGTATCGCCATCAACTAATTGTTTAGATCCGGAATCAGATACAACATTTAATTGTTGTAATCCACCTGTTGCATTAACTGTAATTCCATTTGTTGAAGATGTTAATGTAATATTAGCACCAGATACTAACTTTTTAAATTGTAAATCGGAACCAGCTTTTTGATAAAAAACTCCTTCACCAACATTACCTAAATTACTTGCAGTTGTTGATTCTGGAGAGCGTAGATCTAAATCCTCAAAGTTTTGATTAACTTTAATGAATGCTTCACGTAGGTCATCACCTGTACCGTCGTTTGCTAGTGTTCCTATGTTGATATCTTGTAGTGCCATTTTATCTCTCTTCTTATGTATTTATTCCAGGAGTACTGCTTCCACTACTACCTTTGAATCCCCAAGGATTAGGACTACTATATGGCCAATGTAGTATTTTATTTGGCGCACCATAGCGTCTTGGAATGGCGTTGAAAGCATTAAAATCTTCATCTGTTCCACTATCATAGCAATTAGCTGTAGAGTGTATTGCTAGAAAATCTTTAAATTGTTGTGCTGTTCCGCCTGGATTTGCTTGTAACCATAATGCACCTATTCCACAAATTTGTGGAGATGCCATTGATGTGCCACCTATTCGTGCAATATAGTGAGAAGCACTTCCAGGGTAAAGTTGTTTTGAACCATATGTACTTACTTGACTTGTAGCACTTGTAATATCATCACCAGCCGCTATTATATCAATACGTGGTCCTCTTTCACTATCATTTCTTATCATTTCTTCAGTACCAAATAGACCCTGATCTAAGTTTGCTACAACAATTGTGTCATCACTTATTGGAGAACCAGCCTGGTTATAATAAATTGGCGTCACCCCATATAAGCTATTTGTATAGTAACTATCATAAATGTCACTATTGTATGGAGCATTAGGGCCTGAAATAGGATGATATCCATTACCCGCGGCATTAACACAAATTACTCCTGAATCTGTTAATTGTTCTTGTTCAGTGTTTACTGAAGAATATGATATTGGATGTTTATTGTTAGGACATCCGTATTGTGTAAAAGTACCAGACGTCCAGTTTTGAGTAACAATACCTTGATCTACTCCTTTGTAAAAAATAGATGTTACTTGCCCAAACCCACCGCCAAGTGGATAGTAATAACCATAGCCCCAACTTTGATTTACAATTGTCGGACGTTTAAATCCTGTAACAGGATCAATAGGTTTTTGTTCGTGAAAAAGTCTAATAACATCAAATGGTTCAGAAACCTCTTCAGCACCGCCAAATACTCTTACTGAATAAATTTTTGAATTCTTGGCCCAACCATAAGTTTTACCTGCGGCAATACCACAACAATGACTTCCGTGTTCTCCTGCTGGTTGACTATCGCCGGTAATATTTGTATAATGATTTGTTCCCATTGTCCCTGGAATAATTGTATTCCAATCTAGTTGTATAAATCTTGTAGTGCCATTTGCATCTTCCCATTCAGGATGTCCTGTAGGATCAACACCGTCATCTTGTATAACAACGTCAACACCTGTACCATCTAATGCATAAGTATAATTTCCTGTGTACCCATTAGTTGCCGCCGCCAAATCATATTCTTTAAGAATGTGTCTTTTTAATCCCCAATTAACGGCATCTTGATCATTTACACCTGACCGATCAAATTGACCAATTTGTGTTTGGTATAATTCTTTATTCGCTGGATCTGGTTTTCCTTCTACTATATGTATTCTTGGATCTTTTGATAACTCTGCCGCTTCGGCATCAGTTAACATATAATGAGTCATTCTATTATTATGTTTTTTAGCATAAGCTACATCAACAGTTCTACCTGGCACGTTTGCACTAACAGAAGCATCACTAGAAGTATCTCTTCCTAGTTCTTGTTCTATTTCTGCAACATCGATACCTTTTTTAGTAACAACTATATATTCTTTTTCACCAGCCATTAAAGTATCCCTACGTTTGTTGTTAATGCTCTATTAACTACATATGGCAAATAAGCTATTCTATTAGAACCATTCATTAAACTTCTATCATTTGAGAAAAAAGTAGATGGTGTACCTTCATCTGTTGAACCTTGATGCATTAAATCTTTAATTGCATTGTCTTGCCACCATTTGCGTAATTGTGCAGGTGTCCATCCTGGATTTAATTGTAATAATAAACAACTCATTCCTGATACTTGTGGAGTAGCCATTGATGTTCCACTAAGATTTAATATTGCAGTATCATCAGTATTTGTAGCACTAATAATATCTGTACCAGCCGCCCATACGTCAACTCTAGGACCTTTATCACTAGATGAAGCTGTAGCTTCAACATTATTATATAATTCACTATCAATATTTCCGCAAACAATTGTTTCAGGACCTATATTACCTGCTCCTCTATTATAGTATATAGGATTACCTGCGGTAATATTACCTACGTTAATACCGCAAGTAATATGATTGTCAAAGTCTATATCTCCATCGTAGCAAAGTTTTTGATATTGATTTCCTGCACTTTTTATATAGTGTACACCTTCGTCTTGCATTTCTTCAACTTCAACATTAAGTTGATAAAGATTTGCATTAAATTTGTTAAATGCATCACCGATCATTCCAAAGTTAGCACTCTTAACACTTCCTACACTAGCACCTCTAAATTGAATGTCTGTTATATTAGTAAAATATGCTTTATATCCCCAACTTGCTCCTACTACTGTTGGTCTTTTAACTCCTGTAACAGGGTCAACAGCTTTAGCTTTATGAAATTCTTTAATTGCATCGAACCAGTATGAAGAACTTATAGCCATATCTAAACAATAAATGTTTGCATTCTTGGCCCAACCATAATCTTTTCCTACGGCTGTCCCTGCACAATGAGTTGCATGGTAACTTGTTCCTGCGGTGTTAGTATAATCTTGAAAAGGTATAAGACTACAGTTAGGAAGTTCGTTCCATTGAAAAGGTACTAAACGACTAACGCCGTTTTTATCTTGCCATTGTTCGTGTGTATATCTAAATTTACTTTCTTGATGAACATAATCAACACCAGTACCGTCTAAATGATAATCATAAGTTGTTCCAGCAGGAAGATCTGACGTAACATTAAGTCCCCAAGCATTATCTGTATTACCGTGTCTTAAGAGTCCCCAGTTACCTCTTGTTGTTGAAGTAGAATCTCTAGTCCAATCTTCAGTTTGTTCGTAATCCATCCAGTCGTCGTTCCATACAAGTGGTGTATTAACATCACCTACTCTAGGATCGTTTTTAAGTTTTTCTGCTTCTTCGTCTGTAAGGGCTATTTCAAAGATACGTTTACTAGAAGGTCTAGTGTTTACGTTTTGTACTTCTCTATCTGGAATTATATTACTGTCGACGGTAAAGTCTGTAGTCGTGTCTCTGTTTAGATCGTCAATGACTTCATTTTTGTTAAAGCCTTTATGTAAAGAAACAACATAATGTTTTTCACTCATAGCTTCTCCTTATGCAATAGTAATATTACCAACCATTGCACTATGGCTAGTACATTGGTAAACTAATGACGACGGAGCATCCATTGGAACTGTAAGTAATTGTGTTCCATCTTTATCACCCGACACACCATCTGTGTAAGCCGCGCCACCGGCACTTACTCTAATTTCTAATGGATGTGTAGCCCCTCCTCCATTAATAATAGTGTACGAGAATCCTTTATAAAATGTAAGACCTGGATTGTCTGTAGTACTAACTGTACCAGGTCCAGTCCATCTATATGCTGTTGATCCATTATTAATAACACTAAAAGAAAGTCCAGGTAATTGGGCAAGCCATTTACCGTCACTATCACGATATCTTAATACATATCCGTCAGTACCACTAAAGTCTATATCAGAGCCTTCAGCAATTCTTAATAAACCGGTACTGCTAATTCGTAAACGTTCAGTAGTACCTGCGGCAATTATAACAGTATCGCTTTCTGACCCAGTACCAGCAAAACTACCAATAATAGTATTATTACTATTACTACTTGTATTTGTACCAGCTTGAAATCCTATGAAAGTATTTGAATCACCGCTAGTAATTGAATTACCAGCTTCGTGTCCCACCATAGTATTTTTTTCAGCACTACTTAAAGTACCAGTTGTTGCATCACCAATTTTTATACTATTTGTAAAGTTTGCCGCGTCACTAACAACATCTGTTAAGTCGTTTAATTCTGATGAAGCCGCTCCAGTAATTGTAATATTGCCTTCTGCATCACTGGCAGTTGTAATATTAGTTCCACCAATAAATTTAATTGATTCATCTTTACTAATTGTTCTTAAAGTTGAGTCATCTGCCCCAACACTAAATTTAAAGCTATCTGCTGTTGGTAACCAATCTGTACCATCATGGAATACTAATTGTTTTGCTGAACGGTTATAAATTACATCACCAGCTGATCCAGTAAGAACTGCTATTCCGTCATTATCAAAATTTCCTAAACGTAAAGGTGCTTGTGATATTACTACGGCACTTGCCGCATCTAAAATTAAATTACTTGCAGAAGATATAGTTGGTATACCTGCACCTGAACTTACAACTTCATCAGCTGTAATTTTAGTAGCAACTATATTAATACCTGATAAGGTATCGGTTGTTTTGTTATATGTTAATCCTGCATCGCCACCAAATGCACTTGCATCATTAAATTGTACTTGTGTATCAGCACCACCTGGTGTTCCACCACCGCCACCACCTGCGGCAATGAATGTAATTTCATCACCACTTGTAGTAATTGTCATATTAGTACCAGCAACAAACGTTAATGTATCAGTTGGTGCATCTGCTACAACACTTGTTTGTCCTGAAACTTCTATTGTTTTAAATGCATCTTGATTTACATCACCTGGAGTTATTGTTGCCCAACTTAAAGTTGTATTCCCGTCAGTACTTAATACTTGATTTATAGTTCCATCACCGTCTGGCCAAATAAATGTTTTATTTGTTGTTACAGCCGCTGGGGATCTAAATCCCATAAAGTTTGTATTATTACCATCATAGTATCTAACTTCTTTAGCACTTGCTACTTTAATATTTCCAGCAAATTGTACTTCATTTACGCCGTTTGCAATATTTCCTGATATATTTAAATTAGTACCATTAAAATTAGTTGCGTTAACTGAATCTGCACTTAAAACATTTGTACTTGGATTATAAGTTACTGAAGCATCTGTTCTTAGTGCTTGATTATTACCGTTACTTAAAGCAACAAAAGTTAGAAATTGTGTTACGTTAGTTCCATCTGGAGCCGAAGTAACAGTTGCCGCATTAACATTGTTTAATACTCGTGGTTCCCATTTTGATGTTGCACCTTTAAAACTTAAAACATAGTCGTCAACTGGAGTTGTAGTAGCTGTATCAACATCTCCTAAATCTCCTAAATCGTTTATGCTACTTGCAACTGATCCTGGTCCCCAAGTACCTCCACCTGCATCAAATATTAGTGCTTGTCCAGTAGTTGCTCCTGCTACACCAACATCTACTAGGTCACCTAAGTTACCAATTGAAAATGTTATGTTACCTTCTGCATCACTGGCAGTCGAAACTCCAGTACCACCAGCAAACTTGATTGACTCTCCAGTACTAATTGTTCTTATTGTTGAGTCGTCAGCGGCAACTTGTAGTGCTGTTAAGCCATCGCCTTCTTTTACTAACGGAAACCAACCATCATGATGTGCAAAATAGGCTTTACCTGTTGCATGGACATGAGCAAACATTCCATGATATATTGATGGACTTACAGCAAATAATTCTTCTTCTGTATCAAATTTATTAGCAAAATAAACTTTACCTGTTGTATTAATATCGTGTGTTGATACGTTACCTCTTGATAAAACTGTATCAAGTGTATCAGATTCAGTAACTACATTTGTAAATTTAAATGTTAGTGTTGAATGATCATAGTAAATAACTTTACCATCGTCTGCTGATGTAACTGTTGCTACATTAGATAACTGTGATAATTTTGCCGCTTGTATACGTGCATCAGCTAAAGCATCTGAGAAGTACTTATTAACAACACCGTCTCCCTGATCAGTAACAGCATCTGTTGTAATTCCTGCTGACAAATATCCAACATCATTTGCAAAAGCACTTAAGGCACCTGGAACTTCAGGAATAACAGGTTTATTTGTTAGATCGTTATAGTCACCACTAAATGGATTATTAAACGAGACATTATTAATTCTAATGTCTGTTGCGTTAATAGTTCCAGCATTAGTGACACCAGCTCCGCCTAAATCAAGACTATCACCTACTGGTAATTCCTTAATTTTATTGTCGTCGATAATATCAACTATTAGTGGTATTCTATTTGCCATTGTTGTTTCCTATTTTATACATATTTATTATACCTTAATCCAACCGTTATCTGCACCAGTTCCGGTATACACGTATTCATGTTTTGCTCCAGCGGCAATATCAGCCCAGCTTGTATTTTCTGGGGTACCACCGTTATAAGTTTGAGTACCTAAACTACTTACACTATCAGGATGACTGAATATAGTAATTACATCTCCAACTGTTGCTCCTGATGGTAAACGGAAATCATCTCCACCTACTGTAACTTCGATTAAATATTTTGTGTTTACTACACCGTCTTGTGCGGCTGAAAAATCTAAGTATGTGTAATTAGATGATGCTGAAACTGTAAGGTCACCACTTCCTAATATAGTGGCTCCGTTAATTGTTTTAATATTTGTAGCACTAACTAATAATGCCTGTGCATCAGTAATTCCATAACCTGATACCGTAGTTGGCGTACTTGTAATACTTGCAAAACTAAATGTTGTGTCACCTGCAAGTGCAGTTGTAGCCGATGTTCCTAAAGCCAATGCATCAGTAATTCCATATCCTGAAACTGTTGTTGGTGCACCGCTTAAAACTGAATATGGAATAGTGCTATTAGCAGTATCAACTAGTAATGTTGAATCATCACCAACTATTGGATTGTTTGATTTAAGTCCACCACTAAATTGAAAGTTACCAGTATTGTCTACACTCATTGTAGAACTACCTAAATGAATAGTAGTGCCACTTAGATATAAATCTTTAAATCTTTTTGTATCAGAGCCAATGTCATAAGCAATATTAGTATCAGGAATAATATTTCCTTTTACAGTTCCGTCTAAATTAATTTTACTAGAAACTGCATCTATCATTACTGTTGAGTCGTCTGCAAATACAGAACCTTGAATGTCAGCCTTTTGAGCTAGTGTACCATCGTGTAATGCAAATAATTCTGTGAAGTTAGCATTAACTTTAGTAAAGGCTGTACGGATAGGATCTCCGTCACCCTTATTTGCACTTGTTCCAATGTTAATGTTTTGTTGTGCCATCTTACACTCGTCCTACTACTATTTCGATAATACCTTCATCACCGCTATTTTTATCTTCTAATGCTTTACCTATTACTGTTCCTATTTCTGGATTAGTACTTGCACTTGCAAATCCTTCTGTTGAACTAGTTACAAGCATTTGTCCTTTTCTAACCATACCAACAACTTTAACTTTTATTCTACCTTGTAATGCTATTGGTGTTACATTAGTTCCTTCTTGATTTGAATTCATTAAGTATGCAGGATTTTCTGAAACTATTCCAGCAACTCTATTATCACCACGAACTTTTGTAACACTTACTTCTTCGTCGCCACCAAAGATTACAACTGTACCTGGTTCGTATACTGCATCTGCTGTATAATTTTCTGCCAAGTCAGCGTATTTTGCCTGTGTAGCTGTACCACTAAATGTTGTTGCGTAAATTGTATTATATTTTTTAGTTGCTGAACCAATAATATATGTGTCATCAAGTTCAGGTATAAATCCTGTTGCTGTTGCTTTAAGTACAGTTGCGCCATCGGCTATAATTGCAACCTGTCCTGCGGCAGTAAATCCTGTGTTTGCACCTATACTAATACCTGTACTATTTGCATCAAGTTCGCCTGGTGCTTCAATAAATGAACTGTGTATCCAGTCAACACCTAATCTTGATTCTCCAGCAAGTGCTGAGTTAAGTTGGAAGCTACCTTCTGTTACACCTGTAGCACCAATATTAAGACTTCCTACCATGCTAACAGTTGGAGTACTTGCTCCTACTGAACTCATGAATATTGCACCACCTGGTGTGCTTAAATTAACAGTAGTACCTGTAGTATCTACAATTAGGTATGTATCAACCTTAAGTCCTTGACAAGCTACGTTACCTGATGCATCAGTTTGAACAATGTGTAAAGCTTCACCAGTTGTAGTAACATCTCCTATTACTCCGCCACCACCTAAAACAATGTCTGAGTAAGCAACTTCTTTAATAGGACCAGCTGGTCCTGTTCCTGGCGTTGCACCATATGGTTCGTAAGTAGCATCATGATAACCTAATGCTACCTTGTCAGCAAGATTAATTATTTTATTAAAATTAAGACCAGCAGTGGTTAGTTCTACCCAACCGTCAGTTGCTGTAAAGCTATCACTATCAAAACTAGCAACACCTAAATCTGCTTGTGTAATTCCTGTAGCATCTACTCGTGTAGTTGCCGCATTTAAGTCTAATTTACTTTGTGCTATATCGGCATCGGATTTAACATCTGCATTTACAATTCTATCAGCAACTAATCTAAAGTCTATAGTTGCACCAGTTAGTGTTCTTTCAACATTAACTGTAACATCAGTAGCCGCATCTTCTACTGCAAGTGCATACTCATCATATGGACCTTGTTTTACTTGAGCAGTAACACCGCCACCTGTATCGGCAACATCAGCTATACTGAAGTTTGGTGTTGAAGTTTTAGTATATGTTAGTAAATTATGTGCTATACCATTAATTGAAACGTTTTCAACATCAAGTACCGTACCAGTTGCACTAGTACCACTACCAGTAATAGTATCATTAACTTGGAAGTTACCACCAGCCGCCGGTGCTGTATAAATTCTATATTTTCCTGTTGTTACAAGTAATTGGTTCGCGGCAATTGTATTAGTTTCAACATCAAGTAATTCTGGAATTGTATCACCTGCCGCAATTAAGCCGTCAACATAACTCTTAGTTGCCGCATCTTGATTATCGGATGGATCTCTTAAGTTAGTAACTGTAAATGTTCCACCTGCATTTTGATCGCCAGTAAATGCTAATATACCACTTCTAGCTAATACACCAGGACCTATTTGAGTCCCTATGCCAACACCAGCATGATTAAATCCTAAACGTCTGTTTACATAACCTCTTACTGCTGATTCAGTTGGTACTGAGTCACTAGCATTATCAGTCATGCCGTCGTCTGCACTAAATTCACTAGCTACAACGCCACGTTTAAATCCTAAGCCATCTAAGTTACTTAAAGCAATACTTGCCGAGAACGTAACTGTTCCTGTACCTTGATCAACTGTAAAGAATCTACCTACTCTAAAGAAACCGTCTTGGTCTGTACTTACATAGAATACTCTACCTTTATCTCGTTCGTCAACTTCTTTTTCTTGATCTGCAGATTGTGCCGGAGCACCTAATGTTACATTCGGGAAGTTTGTAGTATTAAATCCACCTGTACCAATGTCTAAGAAATCGTGTCCTGTTGCTCTACAAGTAGAAATATTAATAGTAATATGTCCACCTTCAGTTTTTTGTAGTCCACATCTAAGAGTAACAATTGTTACTGCATTTATAACTGTACTAACAAGTCCAGCTGATGTTAATGGTAAGTTAAGATCTGAGTCTTGAAGATCTGATATTTGAATAGTAGCATATCCAGTTCTTTCAATGTAACTGTTAATAATATGAGTTTTACCATCCCAAGCAAAAATCATATCTCCTGCATTTATTCTATCTATTTGTTTCTGACTAGTAACTATACCAACAGCTATAACAACGTCACCAGCTGTGCCACCCATTGTAGTACCAGCGCCAGCAAATGTAGTAAGTGCCGCATTTCCGTTATCAACAATTAATTTAATATATTGGTATGTACTATCAAATGTAACAATTCTATCAACGGCAGGTAATGCCCCACCAATACTATCTGTTACACCATAGTTAATTGTTCTATATGTTGTATCAACATCTTCGTCAAATGTAATTGCTGTACTTGGTCTAGTAATAGTTGTGTCAACACCACTAACTCTAAAGTTTAAGTTATTTCTAATAATAACTTTCTGGTCATGTGCTAGTGTGTCAAGCAATCCTGATTTTGTAGTATTGTCTTGTCCTGTTGTAGCAAGATTTAATTGATAAACAGCTTCATCTCTAACTGAATTTTTAAATGTAAAGTCAGTTATACTTGCTGTAGCACTTGTACCAATTGTAACCTTTTGTGAATCTCCACCACTAACGTAAGTATGTACTATTCCGCTTTTATAAGTTGGAATTATAAATGTATCTGTAGTAGGAACATCATAAATTTGGAATACGCCTGAAGATGTGTCTGAGTCTGGATATAATTTTGTTCCAAACTGACAACTCATTGTAACGTTGCCAATTTTAACAAAGTCAAGTTTACCGTATCCGTGTGCTGATGCTGTAGTAACTGTAATTAATCCAGTTGTATTATCGTAAACAAAACCTGTAATACCAAAACTACCACCAACGCTTGTTAATGCAACTAATTCACTTGTACCACCACTAACATAAGTCTGTTCAACTGCACTAGGTGGTAAAAAGAAACCTAATCTATCAGCATCTGGTTTTGTAGTTACGCTATATATTCCTGCGTCTGTTGGTTGTGGATAAATCTTAACACCATGAACACAAGATATTTTAATACTAAACAAATCACAAGTATTAGCCGCCACAAGTCCGTGTGCTGAATCACAAGTAACTGTAGCAATACCTGAAACATTATCATAAACAAAATTTGTAATGTTTACTCTACTTGGACCACTAACAACACCGCCACTAACGTAAGTATGTACAATAGCACTTGTACCTATGTCAATTTCAAATGCATCTGCTGTTAGCCCTGATGCTAAAACTGTAACAGTTGTTGAAGGTGTAACGTGTGGATATGTTTTAGTACCTAATGAACAAGTTGTTAAAATATTTCTTATTTGAATTAAGTCATCTATTGCTCGACCATTTGCTACCGCTGTAATTTCAGTTTGTACACCTAAAATTGGTGTTGCTTGTACAGTTGAAACTTCATATCGTGCTCTACCAATCGATCCACCGTGATCAATTTCAATTTCACTTTTTGCGTGTGGAAGATATTCAACATCACGAACAAAAATCTTTAAACTATCAAGTGGATGATCGTATGTAGAACCGTCATCATAGATTCTAGCAGTTTGTACAAAGTTATCAGTTGTAGTAATTAAATCTGGTTGTTCATTTGGATCTGATCCCGATGCTACAAGTCCGTATGTACCATACGAGTTAGAACCGTTTAATGATCTAATATCACCGCCGTTATTAGCATAGTAGGCCGCTTCTGTATAATATGTAAATTGTGAAACAAGTTCTGCCATTGCACCATTATTACAAATGGTACCATAACCTAAATCGTTAAGTTGTACAAAGTCATTAGCCAACATACTTCTGTTACCAGAAGTTTGTAAAATAATATCAGTTGGCATTGGTTGTGTAAACCCGCCGTTACTAATACCCGATGTTGGATTTAAAAGAAGTTTTGCTGTACCTGCCTCTTTATCATATTGTGTAACAGCATCAACTTGATATCTAATACCGTCGATGTAAAAAGGACATGGTACTTGTGGTTTCTTTAATCGTAAACCTTGTCCAACTAAACTTTGTACGTTTAGTGTAAAGTTGTCGTCTTTGCTGTTAACTACTGTAGTAATGTTTCCAGCAAATCCGTCAATATATAGTCCACCCCTAAATGCTTTTTTGTTTATACTTTTTGAAAAACTTGAGTTAGTTTGACCATAAGGTGATTTAGTTAAAATTGCACCATCTGGATCAAGAACACCCATAAATCCACCGTGTCCTTCACAAGTTATATTTCTTAAAATAGTAGCATCATTTAATAAGAAGACATCCATTTCTTCATTTTCTTTTGCTGTACTATCTTTATCTGTTTTATCAGTTAAGTAATGGTAACCATAACTTGGATCATCATAGTCTGGCAATCCAGTAAGACCATTTTCAATAACATCTTTTAAGAAATCTATTAACGTATTAACTTTAGTTTGAGCTACTGCTTCACCTTGTGTTGAATCTAATACTTGTGTTGTAACTGATTGTGCTGATGTCCAAGTTGCATTAGTTAAAACAAACCCAAGAATTTCTTTCATCTTAGCGTATGCGGCCGCAGTTTGAACTTGTGCCCCTGGAACTATTGTAGTATTTTCGTCAAAGTATTTGTCAGCATTAAAGTGAGTCTTTGAATTACCACCCCATTTTATATCAAATAGTATTCCATCAAGGACATAGCCCATGTCTCTTTCACATTTTTGATTATCGCTTGATGTGTGAAAACCTGGGTAAGTTGCGTTAAACCATGCAATAACTTCGTCTTTAATATATTCTTTGTTTAATCTTATTAACTCAGTTGCATTAGGATTTAATTCAGTTTGTACTGCAATATCATCAAATACAGGGTCTCTATAAAAGTGTAATTGTTTCCACGCACTTTCAGATACGCCTGGTTTAGGTTTAATAATACAACGTCTAAATTCATCACCTTTAATTGAAACATTGTTGCTAACTTTAATTGGAAAATGTTCCCAGTATGTTCCACTTTCTATATGAATTGTAATTTCTGGATCGCTAACTTTATAACCAAATTCTAATGCTTCAGCTATTTCAAAACCTTTTGGTTCTAATAATTCTAATTCAATTGTATCAACTTCTGCACCGTCTGTATATTTTACAATTCGCCCAATTGTTCCGGAGGTTTTACCTCTTATAATTTTACCTGGAATAAGATCGTTGTTTAGTGGGTTAGCTTGATCAGTATATCCTTGTCCACCGTTTGTAATAGTAATTTCCCAAGTACTACCTTCAACAAGTTGTGGTGCGTCTTTATAATCAGGACCTGTAATAAGTGCTATAATGATATCCCATTTTGCACCTACTGATACTTGTCCTGCAGAGTTAACAACTTGACCTACATCAATAACCTGTGTGTACGTGCTTTGATATAAAGTTGTTTCAGCTGTGTTTGTAATAACTTTGTTATGTAAATTTTTAGCAAACTGGTTTGCCGCAAGAGTTTGTACAGATTGTGTCTGTCTTGCTCTTTGTCCACTTACACTACTATAAAATCTGTAACCAGTGTTAATAGCATGATAGTTAGCTGTTATACCATCTAGTAAATCTAAAACAATTCCGTCTAGGGTATAACCCATATCTCTTTCACATAAGTCTCTTAAGTATACGTGTTCTGGATATGTGTCGTTAATATAAGCAACAGTTTCTGCAATAATAAAGTTTCTATTTGCATCTGTTAATATTTTTATTTCTTCGTAACCACTACTAGTTTTTACACCAGATGTTGCTACTGTTGATATATTATTTCCAGCATTATAAGTAATGTCTTGTATATAAGGCCCAATTCCAATTGGTGCTGTATCAATTATTTCTTCAGCTTTAAGTGCCGCCGCGTGTAAAGATTTGTATGCATAGTTTTGTGCCCGACCTTCACTGCCAACTGGTACACCTCGCATAGTATCGTCACCATCTGAACTAACATATAAATTCTGTTGTGATGCGTGTGCGGAATTATCAACATAATATTTTGATGCTGATTGTAATACATCTGGATTAGAAGCAGGTATAAGTGTTGGTGCCGCAGATGGTCCTGTTTGTACAATACCATTTATAATAGCAACTAGTTCTGTTACCCTGTCGCCTGATCCTGTTTCACCATCATTTGCAATTGTTTTTTGTGAAGTAATTGTTTGAACACTTGAATATGCAGTATTCGTTAAAATAAAGTCTTTAAAAATATCTCGTAATTTATTATTAATTGCTACAGCATAAACTGTTTCACCTTCGCCTAGTTGTGAACTAGCACCATCCCAATAAAGTTTAGCTACTCTAATTGATTCTGAATTGCCACCAAATTTTATATCGTGTGCAATTGCATCAATATTAAATTTTGTATCTCTTTCACATTTTGTATGACGGTCGCCTTGACTATTTGTTATCGCTCCAGCAGTAGCACTTACAAATGTATGTACTGATGTGTCACTTGATGTACCAACATTTACAGTAATTGTTGTTAAACTTACTGCTTGAATTGTAACTTGTGCATTGTAGGCTGGATCAGATCCACCTGCTCTTGGATAGGTATGTTGTGTAGCATTACTATCTAAAGCACAAGTAAATGTTAAGCTATCTGTAGCAATATAAATTTTATTACCAATTTGATATTGGTGTGCCCCAATAGTTAATTCTAGTACTCCTGTTGCTGGTGTAAAGTTTGCGGCTGATACATCATGAACGGCGTCATGAGCGCCTGGATAAGTTGCATCAAACCAACCCATTACTTCGTCAGCTACATATTCTTTATTAATTGTTATAAGGTTATATGCATATGGCGATTGTGGAGTAGCACCTGCATGAGCACCTGGATGATCATGTAAGTATAATGCTCCAGTCATCGAATCTCCGTCGCGTCTTACAACAGATTTTCTTGGAAGTGCTTCTGAAGAAATCCAGTTACCAGCTAGTACACTATCGTATGCGGCATCAAACATTGTTTGTGTGCCGGTTCCACCTGATGCAACAATTTTTACTCTTGTGCTATCATCATTATTTTGTGCTTCAGCTTCTGATGGGTGAAGACTTACTTGGTCTACTGTAACAAATCTTAAGTAGTATGTTGTTCCTGAAGCTAATCCTGTAGCGTCATTTCCTGTTGAATTATATTTGTATGCAATACCATTTGAACTTACTTCAAATCCGTGTGCAGTAGCAACAACATTACCAGCGGAAAATGATTCAATAGTAAATGTATATGAATTAGCACTTCCAGGTTCTGTTCTTGCTCTAATTTGTCCTGAGCTTCCTGGCCCACCTGCTGATCGTAGATATCTACTATCACTATATCCTCGTGTAATAACTAAATCGTCTAAGGTAAATGATGTACCGTGTGCTACATTTAAAGCAGTTACGGCCGCTGAAGAAATATTTGGGTTAGCAATAGCTTGGTTAGCCGCATTTAATGGGCCACCTAAACTTGGAGTAATATCTGTACTAATAATTGTACCAGTATTACTAATTTTAATTTCTTCTGAATCTAATGAATCAACTGTAATCCCTTGTCCGCCAACAATACTTTTCATTAGTATTTCGTCGCCAGCGGCGTTTGATTGTGGAACTTTGTATGATCCTAGTTGATCAGGAACGTCACTTAATGATCTAAAAGATATTTGTCCGCCTTGTCCAAAGACAGCATAAAGTTCTGTAAAGTTTTCATTTGCTTTACGAAACGACTCTCTTATACTATCACCAGTACCGTCGTTACCTTCTACACCAATGTTAACACTTTGTTTAGCCATCGTTTAAAATCCTACGGATTCACCACATCCGCAACTATTTTTTGTTGCTGGATTAGTGATATCAAAAAATGATCCAAATAATTCTTCTTTATAATTAATTGTTGAACCCATTAAGTACATTTGACTTAATGAGTCAATTGCAAATTTACCTTTTTTCAAGTTAATTACTTCGTCTTTATCTTCTACAGCATCTGACATAGTCCAGTCATATTGCATTCCTGCACATCCGCCACCCTTCATAGATAGGCGTACAACTGGTTTATTCTTAGCGGCCAGCATATAATTCATCTGGTCTATTGCTGATTCTGTCAATGTTACTATTGCCATATTAGTTCCTTTGTTAATTGTATTTATCAATATGTCTAAAATCCTAATGTAATTTATAAATAGCTATATGTTTATAAGGACAGAACAGACTGTACAGTACTTTATGCGTAAGGGCGTAAAAGGCGAGCACCACCCTTATAAACGTAATAAGACGTTAGTTTATTTTAAATGTGATAATTGTAGTGAAGAATTTGTACGGGATAAAGGTCGTATAGACCCTAAAAGACTGTGCGACGATTATTCGCACGTATGCCCCAAGTGTGATCCTAAAAGATTCGCTCAAAAACGAGGGGTTGAACAACGAAAAAGATTAAATTTGCGGGTTGACAGTATGATCGACATTACAAAATTATAATGTCGACCAAACTATCGATAATTTAAGTTTATTCGGATTTCCAAATATTGTAAACGCCCCAAGCAAGTGCTCCCCAGATTAATACTTTGGTTAGCGGCATAATGCCTAGGATAACAATTAACGCCGCACCACCGATTATAATTCCGTTCCATGATGTGCGTTCTTCTATTCTTCCTTTGATCCATTCAAACATAATTTACTCCTTACAATGCTTTGTGCAATTGACTTATTAACTTAGATTTAACAAGTCTACGGTCTAGCTCAATACCATGCTCTCTTCCTAACTCTTCCAATTGTATCTTGGTCATTTTAGTAAGTTGAGCTTTAGTATGAGATTTCACTTTCTTCTTTACAGTCTTCACCGTAGGAGCCGCGAAGGTTTTATTAGACCAGTGTGAAACGTGGTCTGATAATTTGGTATCGCAACATTCTGGCTCTTTATGAATGTTTCCTGTAAAGATGTCTCTAAGCCATTTGAACATAGGTAGTCTCCCCTAGTTTAATAAGTCTGTAATATATTTAGTTGTTTTGTAGTCTTAGGTTGTAATATTGACGTTTTTGCCCTTGCCCTTAGGGTCACAAAAAGGTGGTATTAGAGTTTTTTCCCTTAATCTGCTCTGTTTAAGGCCTGTTTCTGCTACTGATTCTACGGGTTTAATCTTATCTGTGGATAAAGTTCCAGCAATTCTCATAACGTTTGTCATGAATCTTCCTATGCCATATGATCGATTAATTTTCATTTTAAGTGTTCTTTTTGTCGCTCTCGTTCTGCTACGCACCATTCGTCATCTGGATTAAACATACAATCAAGTACTTTACCAATTCCGCCTAATGTAGGTTTTGCTTGTGTTCCATTACTCCCACATTCTGATAGTACCATTAGTAATAATACAAGAATTATTATATTTTTTATCATATATTAGTTTGCAGTTATCACCTTTAATTTGTTTACAGTTGCTTTTAACAATGTAGTATAATTTGGATTTGTAGAAAATAAAGTTAATGTATCAATTAATTTCTCATAATTATATATCCCTGCTATAACCATTTCTTCTCGTAATTCTCTAAAATCTTTGTATGCAGGATGACTATTTAATAAGTCAACATAGTCTTGGATTGATTGACATTTTGTTTTATATACTTTAACACCCCATACTGCTTTTGGATTGTCTTTAGGTTTTATTTGCGGAAGTTTGGGATCCCAAGTTCTAACACCAAATAAGGCATTCCCTTCAATTGCAAATCTGCTTGTACCCCAACCTGATTCTAACCCTGCTTGGGCTTCTATAAGTAAAGATGGAATACGTAAACTGTGGGGGGTTGTAAAGTTAATATAATTAACGCATTTTCGTACAGCTAAAATAAAACTTTGTTGATCAGTATAAACAAATTCTGGTTCGTGTAATCCTAGTTTAACTGCTATTTTAGATTGTTCAAGTTCAACACGTTCTGTTATTTTATCAATAATATATATATTTGGCTTAAACGTTCCAAAGCCAAAAGCTCCCACGCCAAATAATATGATTAATATTATACCAATAAAAATTCTAAATTTTTTATTATCTTTTAATTTCATCCTCTTCATACTATATTACTATAGCATTTTTTGGTCACGTTGTCAATCAAATTTAATACCAATTATTAGCACACCATGGATCTATAGAGTCTTTTGGATTTGGATCACCATGAAATACAGCAATACACGTTTCACGCAATATATTTGGTGTACCTGGAGTAGCAAAATTCCGTTTTCCTGTTACTCTAGACATTTCGGGTTTACCACGCATTTCCCATTTATAGCTTTGGATCCATTCATCAGGCCAATAACAAAAATCCGATTTAACATTTGCATATAACCAATCTTGGTCTCCATGATATCTAGCCGCATGATATTTTGGATCTTGCATAAAGCGTTCATAAACTTGACTATGTTGTCCTGTTTCAAATCGTACAATACTTGAATTCATTCGATCCCAATTTGATTGTACACATCTATTAAAGTCACGTATAACACAAAATTGACCAGGATTATAAGTAAACAACTTATCCATGTTTTTAAAAACAATTACATCTAGATCAATATAAAGAATAGTTCCTTTTACTCCTAATTTAGGATTAAAGAACATTGGTTTGTACCACCAACCTTTAACATCTGGAATTGGCGGTAATGGATGGATTTCTATACCAGGTTTTATACCTGCGGCATTTTCGGTAAAGACAGCAAAGTTAAAAGGTATAGTTAAATTTCGTGAAACCATATTATGCAAAATATTAACATATTCTGCACTATATTTGTCGCCATGTTTTAAGCATACAACATAATTTGCCACTCACCTCTCCTTACAACGCTGGCTTAGAAGGTATTGCTCCAATACTTAATGTAACCCTTGGCTCCATTGGAATGGATTTATGAGGCGTCAATTTTGGAAGCAATAATGCGTCACCAGTTTTTACATGAATTATTCTATTGTTACTACCATCTTCTGTTGATAATACATAAGCTACTTGCCCACACCCTTGTATTAATAAAACAGTTTCAGGATCTCGATGCATAAAAATTGAATGGTGACGATCCGAAAAGCTCCAAAAGAAACTACAATTAATATTTGATTCTGTATCAATTATCTTATAGTTTGTTACGAATTCTGTATAAAATGGTTTAACATTACTATTACTTTGAACATTTGGAAGATTGCTTGAATATTGATCCATTACAATATCCTGATTAGTAATTCTAGATTGCCATTGGTTATGAGCTAATAATGTGTCAAAGTTAATAGTGTCTGCTTCAGGAAATATTTCTTTCCAAAGTTTGACTTCGTTTTTGCTACGAGCTTCGTTTAGTTCTTCCCAAAATTTTTCACGCATTATCTTTCCAATTTTGCACTATTACTACCGTGTTCAAAAACTTCAACACTAGAAAGTCTTACACGACCTCCTGTGTCTTCATCGATAATTGGTGATATGTAATTGTAAACGTGTTCTGCAAATTTTTCACAACCAACGCCATCCATTTGAATAACTTTTGCAAGACCTTTTTCTTCTAGTGCTACAAAATCGCTTAAATTAGGATCTGCTTTATCAACAGCTATTTTATGATCGAAGTTATCTTCTAGGTATTGTTTAATCCAGCCACAGTTTCCGAAATCGTAAACCCAATTCTTATCGTCTAATTCAAATGCTTCAAATTCAAATCTGAAACCTAAACTATAACCATGAATTAAATTACAATGACTTTCTGCTAACGCCTGTCTGAACGCACAACTGAAACCTCTATCATTACCATAAGTTTTTGTACTTTTGTGTACCATTCTTTTCTCCTTTTTAACGGCGGAGTATTTAAAGAGGGTCGACGTTGTAGTCCTCATTTCTATATTATTATATATTATTTGTCTTCACCTGTCAACCTCAATATGGTGTGTATTGAAACTAATGGTTAAACGTTTTTTGGTTTTATTATGTAAACTTCTATGATACAACCAACTAGGGAACAAAACGAGTACTCCTGTTCTAGGAATAAAATCCATTTTGTCGGCTGTAAATTCTGTTCCAGCACTATGAATCTCTGCCATTTTTGGTCCTAGGATTGGACTTGTAAAAACTATTGGAGCACTATCTTTATCGCAGTAAGGATAATATGCCCCACTTACAATACTCAATTCATGTCTATGTTCGTTTACGTGCCCTTTTTCTTCTTGAATATTAAACCAACTTTTTGCAATTTTAACTGGGCGTAATCCACTAGTTGTACAATATTCATCTACACAATTTTGAATGTCTTGTTTTATTAGTTTAAATTCTTTTTGATCTAAAAAATTTGCCGCTTTATGAGTTTTACTTACAACATCAAAATAGGTACTACTAGTTTTACCTTTACCAATGTCATCAGGCCATTCCATTAATTTGTCATTAGTGAAATTATCAATAGTATCAATTACTAATTGCTGATCAGGATGATCTTCTAAATTATAGACCTGAACTAATGTTGGAAATAACAAATAGTCAGCTTTACGGAATTGGCCTTCTGGTATCGTTGCTTTACTCATGTTTTTCTATTCTATAATCTTTTACTGTTTTTATGTAACCTTTGTCTGCGTGTCTTATTGTATTAAAACTTACTACGTATCTTTTTTTACTATCATTGGGTTCAACATAATGTTTTAACCAACTAGGAAAGATAACCAGCATTCCTGAACGTACTGGCACATCCATATCATAGCGATTAAAGTTTGTTGGTTTTATTATACAATCATTCATTCGTAAAGGTTGTAATGGACTTTCAAGCATTAATGGATTACTTCCTTCTTCAGCATATGGATAGTATGCTCCACTAACAACACTTCGTTCGTGTCTGTGTGATTGTACAGTTCCGCCTTGTCCTAAAGTATTAAACCAACTTGTTGAAATAAGTGCATAATCAATTCCTGCTTCTTCAGTATATGTATCACAGCAAGATTGTATTGTTTTCCATAAGTCACTTAATCGTTTATCACTTAAAAATTGTTCGTCACCAGTAATGTAACTACTATCTCCACCTTTAACTAATCTATGTTTGGTAACATCAGGCCAGGTTTCGATCATCTCAATTATAGTTTTTTCACACCCGTGGTCTTTAAGATTCCATATGCTTACTAGTGTTGGAAATGTAGCAAAGTGTTGTGGTTCAGGCGGTCTCATTAGCTATCTCAAATTCAATTAACATTTTGTTACATACATTTTTTTGCTCTGTTGGCCATGGCTTATTATTATAATAGGTAAAATTAGCTTCAGGAAAATTTTCAAATACTTTATCAATTTGATATATCCAATAACTAGGATCTACTGGCCTTGAATCTACATCGTTATAATTCTCTGTGCCTTTATATATGTTATTATAAAGTCCGGTATCTAAATCAAACCCAATCATATGTATTTCAGGGGTTTCACTCTCTTTAGTAGCTATTACTGTTCCTAATAATACTGCATAAGGTCCACTACCCCAATGCCATGGATCGTCAAGTTTTGTATTGCCTTTATATGGAAGTTGTGGAACTAGCCCACATAATTTAAATTGATCTATCCAATCGGCTCTAGTATATATGGCACCATAGTTATGTTCTTTTTGTGCTTCAATAACCATACGACGATCGCAACAAATTAAGTGGTTTACATAAAAGTCTCTAAAAATCGCGTTGCAACCAACCTTTATATCGCCACATATATTGATATCTATATCTTTTCTACTCTCGCCGTTGCCAATCACTAGCATGACAATATTTAATAAATATGTATAACGATAGGGACAAATACGAATGACAGCATTTTATGATTTTTTTAGGTATATTAAATTATACTCTACAGACGGTGTAACACTTGAGTTTACGTTACAAGCTGATTCAGTAACTGATACGGTTAATATAAGCCGGGGTACAGGCGTAGCTTGGACTGGTGCTTCAGAGGGTACAGATTCATTTAAAATAGATGTCGATTATACGTTAGAAGTACCTGTAACAACTACTACTATTAGATTAACTGATGTTAATGCTAACGACCAGGATATAGCTCTTGTTGCCGGTGCTAATATGAATATTGCACGTGATAGTGCTAATCAATTAACAATTTCAGCATTAATAGGTGGTATTAGTAGAGCTATTACTAGTATTACACAGGCCAGCATTTGCGTTGTCCAAACAACAAACGTTCACAATTTTACAGAAGGTACCTCAGTTACTATTACAGATGTAGCTGGAATGACTCAGCTTAATGGTAATGAATACTATGCTGATATTTTAACTGGTACTACACTTGCATTATATGAAGATCCAGATTTAACAACAGCAATTGACAGTACAGGCTTTGGTGCTTATACATCAGCTGGTGTTGTCACTGGTGAATATTCAGGTGCAAGTAGATTAAACGAATTAGATGATGTATTATTCAATGTTACTAATTTTTCAAATAGTATTAAAATAGGTGACACTACAACAGGAACTTTAAATGCCGCCGCTGGTAATGTTATTATGGGCGTAGGTGCCGGTAATGCTATTACAGAGGGAGATAACAATGTTATAATTGGTCTTGCGGCAGGCCCTGGTATTACAGCTGGTCGGGACAATGTCTTAATAGGTAAAGATGTAGCAAATAACTCCAACAGTGATGGTGATTGGACTGATAGTGTTGCTGTAGGATTTAAAGCAGGTTTAGGTTCAGGTAATCCTATCATTGGAACTGAAACACCAGAGAAAGCTGTATTCATAGGTTCATTCGCAGGTACAGGGCACAATCATGATAATAATGTTGCGATAGGATATTTTGCTGGATCGAAGTTGAGGGATGACGCCAATAAGAACGTGGCTATCGGCTCTGACGCTATGAGCCAGACCAAAAACGATCCTTCAGTTCAACAAAGTAATAACGTTGCAGTAGGATATTTTGCTTTGAGAGGTGCCAGCGATGCATCACAAATTGGTAACGTTGCAATAGGATCTGAAGCAGGTGCAGTAATTCTAGATGGTGAACGCAACGTCTTTGTTGGTGAAAAAGCAGGTGTTCAACTTACTACAGGTGATTACAATACATTCATAGGAACCGACGCTGGTGGTATTGTACATACTGGAGACGGTAATGTTATTATAGGTAGGTATACAGGTACAAATGGACTAACAGATACTCTTGCAATTTATACACATCCTACTGGTGGGCCACCTAAGGAAAGAGTTACTATTACAGGTACAGGTAAAATTACAGTTGATTCAACTGGTGGTGAAATTAATGGTAATCCTATAGTAACTTCTAATAGTATTAGTGGTACTGTAGCAGGACATATAATTCCAGATACAAATATTGCTTACGATTTAGGAAGTGCAACACACAAATTTAGAGATTTATACTTAGATGGTGCAAGTCTTCATTTAGGTAGCACAATTTTAAGAGATAACGGTTCAGGTAGTTTACAAGTAAATCTTGTTAACGTATTACAAGTTGCCGCAGATGATTCAACTGTACGCACAATCGATAGTGGCGAATCAATTAAGTTTAGTGGAGCAGGAACTGTTACAACGGCATCTGATGCAGAAGGTAATATTATAATTACTGGCTCTGCTCATACTTCAGCTTTAAGTGGTTTAACTGATGTACATGATGCGGCACCAAGTGATGGTCAAGTACTTACTTGGGTTAATGCAAATTCAAGATGGGAACCAGTAACAGATGTTGAAACAGATATTACAGGGTCTGTATTTGGTGATGACTCAACAGTACTAGTTGATGGTGTTAATAGTGCTATTAATTTAGATGGTACTATGAAGACTCATATGATACCGGCACTAGATGCTACGTATGACATAGGATCAGCTGAAAAGAAAATTAGAGATTTATATGTTGACGGTGGAGGTTCTTTCTGGATTGGTGATACTACGAAAATGCAAATTGCACCTTATAAGTTTCAAGATGCAAGTTTTGGTCATTTTGTAGAATTAACAGGAGTAGCTGATGAACCAGATGACAGTTATTCTCCACGCTTATGTGGAATAGTTATAAGTCCTGATGGTACTAAACTATATACTCCTCAAGCTGATCGTAATAGTCCTTTACCTGACTATATGCGTATTGTTCAGTATACTTTAGGCACACCATTTGATCTTTCAACAATTACTAATACTGTAGCCCCTGCGAATTCTTTAGATGTTTCAGGACAAGTTAATGCACTTGGAGCCGGTGGAGTGTTTGCTAATACTGATACTAGTATAGGTGGAATACATTTTAAACCTGATGGTACTAAACTATGGATGATGACAGGTGCAAGTATATCTTATAGTGGTGGTACAGGACCTACTTATCATTCAGCAAATAAACTTGTTGAATATGATTTAAGTTCAGCCTGGGATATTACTTCAGCAACATTTAATAATAAATGGTCTGAAGCATTATATGGTTATTCAGCATCACAGTTTAAGATAAGTGAAGACGGCAGATTTCTTTATATGCGGTCAACCCGAACAATAAAACAATGGGAAATGACAACACCGTTTGATATTTCTACATTAACACAATACGAAGATTTTAACCTTGAACAGACATATTTAAAATCTTACCTAACTGTTAGAGAACACTCAACAGGCAGTTATGATAATTTAACTGATATGTGGATTAGTAAAGATGGATGGAGATGGTTTGGCTTATTCAATCATGGTCTATCTAATGATGGTATGATTTATGGTTATACAATGACTACCAAATATGATATTACAACTTCAGTACCAATAGGACTTATAAACGAACACATAACACAACAAGATCCACCATATCAAAATTCTATAATGATTGCTGGTAGTAATCATCCTAATGGCAACAACGGACAACAAACAGGTATGTCAGACGAATGGGGTGATTGGACACGATCAATATTTTTTGCTGATGACGGAAAGAAACTGTATGTAGCTGGTTATTACGATAATCATCCAACTGTAGGTGCAGGTGGAATTCAACAATATAATATAACTGATTCAATAGATCCACAATTAAGATTTAAAGGTCTAGGTAAAGGCGTAAAAATTGAAGGTGAAATTGAATTGGCGTCAGGCGCTTCAGTTAACGAGATTAGTACAGATACTGATATGTCAGGTGATAGTGACACGGCAATTCCAACAGAAAAAGCAGTTAAAACATACGTTGATACTAAAGTTGGTGGTAGTTTAACTGTAGCTGAAGAAGGTAGTGATTTAACAACAGGTGCAACAAAATTAGATTTTGTTGGTACAGGTGTTACTGCTAGTGGTACAGGTACAACAAAAACAATTACTATTCCCGGCGGTGGCGGCGGTGGCGGTTGGACAGCAATTTCAACTCAAACTGTATCTTCATCCGTGACATCAGTAACATTTGGAAGTTTAGATCTTTCTGCTTATAGCACCGTGCGATTAGTAATAAGCGATCTTGTTCATAGTAACGCTCAATATACTTTCTTAAAGTTAAGTAATGACGGGTTCACAAGTGATGATACATGGTCCCAAAACGTAATAGCGATGTTTGACAATACTACAACATCTTATGATAGACACGCAAACAGTACAACGTTTAGCACTGGAGAATATCTTATTTTGACTTCTCATGTTGTATGGTTTGACCCGATAATAATGAGCGGCTGGCTAGATTTTGATTTAACAACGTCCAATGTGATTTGTAACGGACAAGGAGTTTCAAGGGATGACGGTGAGGGAGCAATTCTGTGGTCTGGAATTTGTGATGTTACAACTTTCACTGATTTAAAAATAGAAAAATTTAGCGGCACGTTTGACTCTGGAACTTTTAAATTATTAGGTATGGCATAAGGAAAAAGATATGGCAAATGAAAAGAAAATGGTAAATGGTGTAGTCAGTGAGGTAACTGACGAAGAACAAGCTACTCTAAATACTTCACGTGCAAAAATACAAGCTAAGATTGATGCAGATGCTTGGAGAGTTTCTAGAGTGTCTAGCTACGGAAGTATAGGCGACCAGTTAGACGAAATTTATCATGATATAGATTCTTGGAAAGCAAGAATAGCCAAAGTTAAATCAGATAATCCAAAAACTTAAACTGACCTAATCTGGTCTTTTGCTATATATAGAAGTGGACAAGTATAGCATACCCATCCTTTAGAAGTTACAATATAAAAATATGGATCTTTTGCCTCGTTAGCGTGGCACGTTGAAAATGTCATTGTGCCTTTCTTTTCTTCAGGCTCTGATTTCATATCACAGTTAGGTAATTTAAATTCATTTTTGATAGTAAATGCCCATGCTTCATCTATAGTTCCATTTTTATCAAGGTCCATATAGGTAGTAAGAGTATGTGGAAGTTCTTGGGTATTCCAAAACGCCATGTGCTGAAAGAAATCAAGTTTACTTGAAAACATGGTAGTAGGATCTACGTCTTTTTTAGGCGAAGTAATATAGTCTTTCCAGCTATTAGCGTATACTGGCGAGGATATAAACAGGCACAATAGTACCATTAAAAGTTTTTTCATAGGATTACTTTCTAGACTTTTTTCTAAGTGCTTTTAACTGAGTTTCATGACTGGCTTTGACCTCATGTACGTCTTTTTTAATTTCACGTAAGTGTCCTTGGATCTCTCCAAACCTATCATAACTTTCAGTAAAGAATTTATTAAGATTACGAATTGCGTCAACAACCCACCACCACCAAAAGAATGCGATAGTTCCAAATGTTGTTGCAATTGCTATTAAAAGATAATCAAGCCATTCGCGAGCGTCAACTGTAACTAAAAGAATTACTAGTAGTAATGCAGTTAGTGGAAGTATTCGCCCAGTCCATGACCATAACCTGGCCGATAAATTAAGTTTCATGATGTTACCCCTCTATAACACCAAATGGTTTCCATTCCCCTGGTGTTCCGTTTATAATACAAACCCAACCAACGTATCCCGTTGGACGAGGTTCGCTATTCCAAACTATGTCACCTTTTGTGTAAATTCCATTTTTTGGTGCTTCTGTTCCGTTTTCAAATTTTTTATTTTCAAATCTAAAAGGACCCGAAGTACTGAAACATACATCAGGGTTATTAACTCCAACTCCTAATCTACCTTTAACTGTAGTAATTGCATCACTGTCAGCACCAACTTCAATTCTGTTGTTGGCTTTAATTTTAATTCTTGTTTGATTGTCGGTAATTAGATTCACATCACTTGTAGTATATGCTCCTACATTGATTGAATCATATTCGGGTTCAACAATAAACTCTACTTCATTGCTGGCAACACTTAATTGTCCGTTACCTGCATCTGTGCCTATACCTAACCGCATTCCATCTCCGTCGTAGAAGATAAATTGGTCTATAACAAGATTGCCTTCTGTTTTTAAATTACGTAATGTGCCTACTTTAGTTAAATTTGATGTCTCTATATCCGGGCCTAATTCACTAGCACTTAATACTGTGATATTTCCGATTTTATATTCATGACCAGTATGAAGATCGAAATCTTCACTAGACCAAATACGATCTTCTCCACCCTTCATTACCAACTGCTTGGTATGATCATATCCTGTCCAGAAGAGTCCTTTTCCGTATGGTGCGTCATCTACTGAACATTCAAATACTAAAGGTGTTGTTCTTGCATTTCTAACGTCGGCTGATATTTCATTAACTTCTATTTTAGTAGCCTTAATTGTTCCGCCTACGTTAAGATCATTTTCTACAGTAGTATCACCAACAAGTTTACTAACAGATATGTTATCTGCATACAAACCATCATCTTTTATAACAATAGTTTGTTTAGTTGCTTCGTCGCGAATACCTATACTTGAAAAAGCAGTGATTTTACCGCCATGGATTTTGTCACCACTAAGACTTCTGTTAAGAATCTCAGGTGCTGGCAATTCCCTATTTGCAATAGTTTCAATTGCTTCTCCTAGTTGTAAAAGTCCGTTTTTTACTGCTAGAATCTCTGAATCATTAATATCATTAGTGCTCATACTAGTATTTATCTTACAGCCTTAAGAATAATAGTATCGGTATTGATCCTACCGTTGAGTTTAATGTCTACTGCATTGATATTATCCATATATGTACGCAGTTTAATCTTGCCACAATCTTTAAATTCTTTAATTTTTTCTTCAGGCTTTCTAAGGGTCTTTTGAATAGATGTATCTATAGCAAAACCTGTAATAGTTGTGCCTTTAACACTTAATCCTGTTCCTTCACGTTCTAAGTGCATCGGATCAATGCTATTAGCTATATATCTTCCCATCTTGCGTGTTTTAACATTAAACACCCATAGTTCTTCACATCCTATAATATCAATAGGATTAATACTAGCTAGTTGGAATTTATCATCCTGACGTTTATACTTTAATTTAGAAACTATCTTTTCTTTGCTACGTGGTGCTCGTTTGCGTGTTTTACGATTAGCTTTAGCAGTATCAATAACTACACCTAATGCACCCATAAAATTGTTAAATCCATCTAATTTAAGTTGTAGCCCTTTTTTATCATAACATGAATAAGCCTCTTTAAGTTGTTCAGCCCAGTCCTGCTCTTTCTCAGTCATTGTTGCTAGTTGCTTTTTAGATAAAGGATTTAGCAATTCGTTTAGCTCTGCTATTTCGTCTTTATAAAAGTCTATCATTCTTCTAGCATGAGCCTGTGTTGTTTTAACGTCAAGAAAATGGTTGCGAAAGTTAAATCCTTTAGGATTAAATTTGTGTGGATTATCAACCCAACTTTCAAGCCAAGAATCAATTGCGTCTAATTGCATATATGTTTGTTGTTGAATACGTTCTTGGATAGTAGGCTTAGGACCCCCTACTAGTTTTACTTTAGTTTCGTCTTCTTTTTTCTTTTCTTCTATCACTTTTTCCCCGTCAGTGAACAATTGATTTAATTGTTTATGTATCCATTCTGTTGATGCTTTATTTTCCCCCATCAATCCCGGCATACTATCTATATATGCCTGTCCGTCTGGATGAATGTCCGGCATACCTCTATTTAACATTCTACATAAAGAACCAGTAGTGCCGTTGAAACGCCAGTCTGGATTTTTACTTATAACCGTAGCCTTGCCTGCCCACTCCTTTTTTGACTTGCAGTATTCTAATATCCAAGTTTTGTAATGTGAACTTTTATAGTCGTAACGATAAAAATCCATTGCGGCAGATTTTGCTAGATGAAATTTTTCAGCAGAAAGGCTCAGACCGTTTGAGAGATCTGGTTCGTTCCCTTTAACTCTTGTTCGGGATATTCTTTTTTTCTTTCGTGGAGTTCCTCTAAGATTAATTCTTCGGGCCACCTATTATCTCCTTTGATAATGTCTGATGCATTAGCTATTATATAGCAAGGAAAATAAAAAGCAAGGAAAAGTGAGTTTTTTCTTAGAGTTTTTCGCCCAATTCAAATCCTCTAAAGCATTTGAATCTTGGAAAGCGTAAACTATAAGTGTCTGAATCTTGTGATTGAGTGCGAGCGTCTGCTCTAATTTCGACTAAAACATTAATGAGGTTATCACGCTCAGCCCAGTAACTATCACGTTGACTGTCACTAAAACCGCTTCCACAGTTAAGGCGATAATTGTATCCATCGTCTTCTCCTTCAACAATTACAGCACCTAAACGTCCTTCGTTTCGTCCGGTACCTTCTTCAACAGCAACTACTTTTAAAGTTACTTCAATAAATGGTTTTAGTTTTAACCAATATGCAGAACGTTTACATTCATACGGTGCATCTAGATCTTTAATCATGATACCCTCGTATCCACCGTCTACAGCCGCTTTGTTTACGTCTGTGTACGTTTTTTGTCCTGCCTGGGTCTCTAGGTCTACTATCTCATGATCCAGCACTTGTACGTGCTCTAAGGCGTCTTTATTCGTTTCGTACCAATGCTTTAACATTAGTGTTCGTTGTTCTTGTGGTTTATCCCAGCCACCTTCTAAGAAGTCTTTTAATGGAATAAAATCGAAAAGATGTAAAATGGCATCTTTAGCAGTAACGTTACTTTTGCGATGAACCTGCTTCATTAAGTCTTGGAAGTTATCGCTCATTACTTCTCCGTCCAAAACTAAATCATATGGCGGAGGAGTCTTTGTAACGACAGTTTGAATTTCGTCAATAATATGTTGAAAGTTTATAAACTGTTTTCCATTTCTGCTAAACTGTTCTATCTTACCATCTTTACGAACGATTGTTAAAACTCTTACACCGTCCAATTTAACTTCTAGCATTTTTCTACCAGTAAGTTTCTTTTCGTGTTTTGCAGAGTCTTGTGCTAGTTGGCAAGTAAATCTTGGAACTTCGTATTTGTTAAATCCGTTTTTCTTAGCAACATTGTTTACAGTTTTTTCACTTACACCACAACGTAAATCTTTGATTAGGATTCTACGATAAAAACCATTCCATTGTTCTGCGGTTGCAGAACTCATTACTAGTTCAATGGCATCACGTGCCGCATGACCTGTAAGTTCTCGTTTATTAAGTTTTTCTGCTAAATCTTTGAATACTTTCCAATCACAGCCTTGAGCTGAGATAACAGTATCTTTTGTGGGGACTTTTTTAACGCCGAATGTGTATAGAGGATCTAAACACATTTTTACGCCTTCGAAGAACTCATCTAGTCCTTCACTCATTGCGTCTTTTAAAATGGATTCTTTAGCTAGACGTGAATTGTCTGCTTCTAGCTTTTCTATTATTGCTTGTGGTTGTGTTCTCATTTGTTTGCCTCTCAGTGCCTAATTGTTATAATACTATTATACAATCGTTATCCAAATAAGTCAACCTTTTTATTCCATTTTTGGACAGGCTTCTTCAGTAGCTTTTAAACCATCTTCTTTACTGTAAATCCATACAGAACTTGATACTACAGTACCATTTTCTGTAACTTCACACTTCTTACCAAAAGCAAGTGCTGGTTCTTTTGGAATTTGAGAACATCCGACTATTGCTATAGTCATCAGTGGTATCATTATCCATTTTAACATTATGTTACATCCTTTCTAATTATATGTTTTCTTAAAGCTCTAACTAATCGTTCAATATTGTCTATAATATCTATCAATGTTTTGTCTTTAATAAAGTGTTGTTCTTCTTTTAACTGATCGTACTCCTTTAGCGGAATAGTTACAGTTCGCCTTGAAGTTACTTCATTTTCATAACTTAAATTTTCGGCGTGTTCTTTGTCTAATGCATCATCCATATAACTCCTTACTAGTCTTATATAGTGTTACATTATGGCGGACCCGAAGAGATTCGAACTCCTGGCCTTTGGTTCCGCAAACCAACGCTCTATCCAACTGAGCTACGGGTCCGTCTTTATACTGTATACTCTTTTTTGGCTTTTGTCAAATACTTTTTAAGTTTAGGCCATTGGTCTTGTTCTACAATATAGCCTACACATTTTGGTGAGCCACATTTACAAGGATGATCAAGGATATCATCACGATCATAATCATAGCCGTAGTTATAATTTAATTCTTTATTTTTATTAATATCTTTTTTTGCGTATATCCAAATATGATCTTTTTTAATTTTTATATCACAATTTGGTTCGCATGAATGATTAATTAGTCTTGCGTGGTTTCGTGGAAATTTGCCATCAATAAGATAATGATGACTTAATTCGAATATCCATACTTTAGGAAGGTGTTTGTCTGCTCTTTTATAACCTATTTTCTTTTTAACTTTCTCGCCTGTGTATTCTATAATTGTTGTGCCTTTTGGAATAGGCTTACTAGCAAAGAGACCGGACCCGTGTACTTTGGATTTCTTCTTATACCAAAATTTTTTAAATTGGGCAGGTAACGGTGAGTTGTGGTATTGCATTCTCTACGAGTTCATCTTTTGAACTTCCGTGTATTGAGACTCCTGTATATGTGTCGCACGTCTTTATATATCTAATTGTACTTGTACATCCAGATAGAAAAAGAATTACTATTAAGGCGGCGACTAAATTCATTAGTACTATTTACTTCAAAAAAAATGGGCAACACCAGTAGTGGTGCCACCCATTTTTAGGATTGAATTAACTAGAAAATCTTAGTTAACTGCTGTTGCAAGTGCTTTGTAACCAGCGGCTACAACTGCTCTGCTCGGCGTTCCAAGTCTGTACTTCCTAGTACCGTTCTTTTTGGTATTAAGATAGACAGCATGGCCAGAAAAACGTAAGCTCTGGATTACCGATTGCGGATTACCCGCACCAAATCGTGTTGCGATTTGATTACTTGTTAGTTCTTTTCCACTCTTAAGAGCAGTTAGAACTGAGTCTTGAATTGTTTGCTTCATTATAGAAACCTCCTTATTAATAAGTGAGAGACTAATCTCTCATTCAAGTTTTACTATTGTACTATAATACTTTATCTCTGTCAACCTCTTGTCCACCAATTATGTGAAATCAGGACCATGTATCCATCCAACTAATGACTTTCGAGTACCTTTTGTAATAGGATGGACTTGGTGAGGTATCCAAGAAGGGAATAAAACCATTTCATATTTGTGTAATTTAAAAATTTTATTATCACCACCTGTCCATATTTCAAGTTCACCACCTTGATATTCGTCTTCATCATTTAATCCAATAGAAAATGATAACTTTCTTGCATCACCATTTATTCCTTTTAAGGCGGCATCGGCGTGACACTTATAATGTCCACCTGGTGGATATACACTATATTGGAGAGTTTCTATGTATGTAAGAATAAAATTAAAATACTCGTGATTAGCTTTAGTAGTTACGGCTGTTAGTTTACTATATAAATCTGAATTTGATCGAGTATCAATCCAAGCTATTTCTGTTACCCGTACATTTGGATTTTGATCCCCATCTGCTTCGTCAGTAATAAATTTAGCTGGTTGTAAAAGGTCATGTTGTTTTACATATTGTTCTAATTCTTCCAACAAAGCATCATTTAAGACATTTCTTATTATATAAAAGAATTCTTTATTATCTGATGTTGAATTAATCCAAAACATTTTTTACCTAAATAGTGATCGAGGAACTCGTAAGTAATCTTTTCCTAGTCTTCCTTCTGTTTCAAAATAGCTTCTACATATACAGTTTGTAAATTCTCCAAATCTCCAACCAACAGTTGCCTGAACGTTCATATGAATAGATGGTTCAGTTACTGATGTGTTAACCATAATGTGTTTTCGATAAGGATTTAAAATATATACTTTACCTTCAGAAATCGGTACAGTTCCAAAATCTTCAACTACTGTATGACATTTCTTTCCAGGTTCTTTTAGTGATACTGTAATTGGCCAAATAGATTTTTGGTCGTCTAATAGTTCTTCTTTATTTGGATTTATATTATCATTATGTGGCCCAATAGATCCGTTAGGTTCAAGTTTTACAAAACGTATTTTATTATATGAACCAGCTGGGAAATCTCCATCCCACCAGGCTGTAATATTAGGAATTTTAGGCATCAGTTCTTTTGAAAAGGCACCTTTTGTATCATATGCTTCTTTAAGATTAGTTCTATCCCCATCTTCTCCAAATAAGGTACAACCGTATGCACCTTCGTGGCTAGGATTTTCATATTTTGTATAAAGATTTTCTTCGTCTATTAATTGAGTTTCTATTTGACCCATATGGTGCCAAGCTAATGGAACAAATTCTCCTCCTTTTACGTTCATAAGATTCAGTTCACACCAGCCCATGTTTCCGTCACGCATTTGTGTTATAATCCATTTAGTAACTGCTACAGCATCAGTTTCATCTATAGTGTCATCTGGAAACTTAGGTAAGTCCCAAGTTTTATCTTTATGTTCTAAATAAAATTCTTCAGTTTCTTTATTCATTTATTTCGTGAGGTACCCATTAAATGGTCTTCGCCTCTAGAAACTGTAAAACGAGCGGTTGTTTTTCCTTTCTCGTTTAGCTCATCGCGAAGCTTTTTAGCATCCATTTTATTTTCGAAGTTTTCAGTTTCGAATTTTCGTGTTTTTGAATCATATACTCTAAATAATCGTTGCATTGTTATCTCCTATCCTCTAAGGCTAATAATGGGTGCTTGGAGCCCCCGGAGGGAATCGAACCCCCGTCTAGGACTTACAAAGACCTTGCTAAACCACTCAGCTACAGGGGCATTGTTTTTAATATACTTTCTGTACTTAACTCTGTCATTTGATTCTTCTAACTCTTGTAATTTTCTTTCATCTACACATAATATATTAGAACGGACTTTATCAATATTTGGTTTAGCTTGTAATATCCCCTCAAGCAATTCATTTCTATGTTCTTCTAAGTAAGTTGCACAATCCCATCTATTTGTAAAAATTTCTTTTTGATATTCAATATAAGCTGGTTGGTTAGTTGGGGTGTTTCCTAAATAAAATATAAAGATGATATACCAATACATACTACTCCTGAAATTCAGGGACATACATTTCCTTGCATTTCCCTTCCAAATGGTCAACACGTTCTTGAAGAAAACTTATAGTTGTATGAATATGACCTGTATCATGAGGTCGAAGTAGTGTTTTATACAACGCAATTTCCTGTTTTAAAATATTAACTCTAATCAAATCACCAGAAAAGTCTTTACGGGGTTTCTTTAATTTCTTCATCATTAGTACTTATTTCCGGCTCTTCCTCAACGAACAAGTTTGTGAGATCAACTCCTTCCTCTAATTGCTTTAAAGCATCATGTTGGGATTTGGCGATACCTTTTCGTATCATTTTTGTTAGTATAAAGACTAGTGAATATTTGTCTAAAGATTCGTATTTGGATAATATATCATTTGAATAATATGCATTGGGTGATTTTTTATCCATTTGCATTTACACAATGCACGTTGATTTTACTTTTATTAAGAAACTCTACTCCGTCTTGCGATCGGTATTCATGTTTGTAATAAACGGTTGTGATACCGCTGTGATAA